CTGTTTTAAGATTTAATTCTGTTATGGAATCTTCGATATAAAATAAAATCATTCTTCCGTAATGAAGTATGACTTGAAGTAATTGTCCCATCGGAGAAGCCATTGTAAAATATTGGCCTAATTCCCCGTATGTCTTTTTAATGAAGGCTAAAGCATCTTCATAAAGTTCTGAAAATTTTATTCTTGTTGTTGTAAATATTTCCATATTTTTATTTATTTTATAAGTAACCCGATAGCTCTTTGATCATTTATAAAAAAATCAATAATAGCATAATCATAATTTTCGGCTTTTCCAAATGAAACAACTGGACGAATGTCATAATCCTTTGTTTCATTAATGTATCTATTTATTTGATCTTTAATTTTTTCTTCCAATTGATTTTTGTTTATACGAGATTCAAACACAAGATCATCTATTCCTACACCAAACGCGATATCTCCTAATACTTCTCCGGGATGTGTACTCATTATTACTTTAATCTTACTAATGATCGATTCTATAGCATCACGATGTTCTAGAACGCCATATTGAAAGTTAGGATCCTCGGGATCACGAATATAAATATCACGTATCATTTATTTTTTATTTATATATTCTTTAGAAAACAAAAGGGAGTCGTTACTCCCTTTAATTTATTTACGTTCAAATAATCTTGGATAATGAGGTTCTTGAATACTTTCATCCCCAACTCTGGCCATTTGCCATTGTCTTTTTCTTCTATAGCGATCACTGTTTGATCCCCAGCCAGGTGGTACTTTTCGTTTTTTCTTAAGAAGTGGTGATAGGATGTGTTCTTTTGCCCGATCTTCCTCAGGAACGTCTTCACTTCCAATATAATCTTTAGGGTGGATATGCGATATTTTAAATTTATCGCTATTATCAGTATACATAAAATCCCATTCGCCAAATTCTGAATTATGCATCATTTCGCCTTTTTGTATTTCTCCTGTATCTTTTTTCCTGATTATTTCTACTAACCATTCAGGATCACCCATAATATTAACATCTAATTTTTTAGACAATTCGTCAATAATTTTTTTAAAAGTTTGGGCATCTGGGTATGTCCAAAACGATATAAGTTTTTTGTCTTTCCAAATTCTTCCAGGGTATTTAAAAGAATTTCTTTCTATGTTATAGACTATATTATTTTCAGGATTTTTAATCACAATGTTAAAATGTGTATTTCCTTTTTCGGAAATATATAATTTTCCGTCAAATACCCCAAATGCATAATTTTCACCATCTGCCCAGATAAACTTTCTAAAATGTGTAAAATTTCCATCATAATACATAGGATAATTAACTACATCGGGATTTTCAAATAATTTTTGACTTTCATCTATTTCTCCGAAATCTTCATAGCTAAAACGATATTTAAACTGAGGATTTTTCTTCTTAAGAGTTTGTATTAATTTTTCTGTTGAAGGCCCAAAATTCTCAAACGTATCACTTGCAACAAAAACATATTCATCATAAAAACGATTAAGTAATAAGAAGTTTTCTTGATCTTCATATACGCCTCCGACATTTGCTATTTGAGATGCATATTTATTATAGTAATCTGTATTAATTACTTTAGCATCGATTAAAGCATTAGCCATTAAACCATGATTAAAAGGCATATTATACATTGCAACATATAAATTTCCGTCTTTGTCTGCTATTGCACGAACCTTATTATCAAATCCGTCCAAAGAAGGCGGGTTAATAATTATAGGCGTTTTTGGCAATTTACTATTCCAAGAAGGAACTTTTGTAACTATTTTATAATTAGAACGTAATTCAACAGGTTTATCGGAAGGCATAATACCAAAACGATCTTGATAAAATTTAGCCATAACGCTATTTCCTTCATTAACTTTAGATGTTTTATTTTTTGCCCTAATCAATTCATCCCATAAATATGGATAAAATTTATACTGGGGGTTAACTTTTTCTGCCGCTTTAATAAATAGAACATATGCTTTACGTGCTTCTTCGATATTTGGCATCTTATATTTTATTTTATACCCACCACCTTCAAAATTATAATCGCTATCTAATATAGAATTTGATTCTCCTAAAGCAAATTCATTTTCCTCCCAAATTCTTTCAATTGTAACAAATTTTTTCGGAATATTCATCCACCAAAAATCTTGAAATTCTATGTATCCAGCATCTGAAAGTTCTTGAATTAAACTAAAATGAGTAGCTTCATCATTAATAAAAAGATATAAATTTCCTTGAGGATCAATTAGTCCCCTTGCATTTTTACAAATATGTCGAAGACTCGAAGGATTTTTTATAATTCCTTTTTTAAATGATTTAGTTGAAATAATTACATCTCTATCAACTTGATCTTTTTTAATATTTAATACTTGTTGTTTAGCATATTTTTTCTCAAAATCTGAAAACTCTTGAGGAATATAAAACATACGTTCTTTTGCAATATCGGCGACATCTTCTTTTAATCGAGGGTAATATTCATTGCCAAATGATTCAAATAATTTATTTATAGGAATAAGCATTACATATTCATTATATTTAGTTAATGATCATAAACCAATCGGCTGTACTATCAGTTTTGATTTTTTCTGTAAGTTCAGTTAATTCTTCTTTACCTTCAGCTCTAATATCATTGTAATTAATTTGAACACCACCAATTAACGTCATATTAAATGTTCCCAGTATTCTTGCTAATTGGATTTTACATTTTGCAATAACCCATTTAAGAAAAAGAGGATCATCGTATAAATCTTCTTCGGGAATTTGATTAAGAGTTGTAACCCATAATGATTCTACTGGATCACGTCCAGTTATGATTAATCGTTTTGTATTAATATTAAAATGATGATTAATGTCTTTAAGGTTATATTGTCGAGCTAAATCCCAGAAACTCCATTGTACTGTACGATATGTTATTTGATCAGATGATAAAGGCGTTAAATAAAGATCAGCTGCCATTAATCTATCAAATGTTAAATCGGGGTCATGAATCCCAAACACTCTTTGCCCAGATGTCATTTCATAGACATATTTAACAGCCATAACACATGGAGGCAATTGAAATGTTCTTGTATCTTTCCATTCTTGTGTATGATAATACTTTTTGTCTAAAACATACCAAGCATCTTGCACAGCATCTCTATACTCACGATACATCCACTCCTTTTCAATACCTATGATTCTTTCAACTTCAACTTCAGGAAGTGAAAACGGAATTGCACAACTTGCTGTTATTTCATTATCAACTAATGATATAAAATCTTGTTTAGTCATTATAACGTTTATTTTATTGTAACAGATTCAATATAATCTGAGCCATCGCCATCCCAATAAAAATTCTTTTTATATTCACCACGCTCGGGATCAACGATAATCCCAAAACTATGTCCAGGGTTACCAATATCTTTCATGTATTCAATTAATTTTTTTAAGTTTTTTCCTGAGCCTTTACGAACAGTGACAATTACTTGTTCAGTATCATTTTCTTCAAATAAAAAATTTTCTTTAATTAATTTAGCTCTCATATTTTTTATTTATTTCTTTTATTCATATTTTTAATGTATGTATAATCACGAATTTCTTCTACACGTACAGCATCATTAGGTTTTGGCATTGGCATTTCTTTAACTATAACTGTTGAATTTTCATCTACTTTCATTCTTTTTCCTACTGTTGCAAATTTAACCAAAGAATTTGATACTTTACAATTTATAACTTCTTCGTTATTAACAATGTATGAATTTTTAACTTCATTGCCTGCATTAATACTAGCACCCTCGAGATATGATTCATTGATAACATTTTTGCTAATATAACGAGAATTATAAACTCTTGCCTTATTTATGTTACAAGAAACAAAGTTACAATTTTCTAAAACCCCTGTAATATCACAAGAAACAAAATCCATATTCTTTACTAATGTTCCGCTGACTCTTCCTTTTTTTAACTGAAATCTTCCAACATCTGTATCATAATTAAATTGTCCTTCTTTTAATTCGCCATTTATTATCATTTCAAAAAGAGGAGTTCGTATTTGATTCCAATATGTTTTAAGAATTTGTTGTGAAGTTTTTAAATCAACATACACTTTAAGATCTTGAAATTCTTTTAAAAATATATCAGGATCCCAATAAGACATTTGAATTTTATCAAAACTTTCAGTTAATCTTTTAATCTCGTATTTTTCAAAATCGCTTATTTCTTCTTCATTGACACTTTGATAAGTCTTAAAAATAAAATACTCTAAAATATCTTTAATTTGTTTTGGTTTTGATGTATAATCATTGCCTCCAATATAATTGCACTCAAGAATTCCTCGCGTGTAATCTTTAAAATTTATTCCATAATATTCGGCAAATGATGTGTTAAGAATATTTTGAATATGATTTTCTATTTCTGATTCATTGATATATGATGAACTTGGAGTTAACGACTTAATAGATAATGCATAGGGAGAACCCTTTTGTTCGGGAAATCTCTGATAAACAAAATTTTCATCAAATTTTAAAATTAGTTTTGCGGGATTCATTTGCGAAATACTCTGGAGTGTATCTAAGTGACGATGATTAAAAGATATAGATGTCTTTAACCCAGTATCATAAGATGTCGAGCAGTTCTCTGATAACCATCCAGTGACCTCGTCAATAATAGGAAGTATGGAATGATAATTTTGAGGAGCAATGCAAAATTCATAACGAGATCGAGTAGCTTCATATTCTTTTATTAAAATAGCATTAGAATAAGAAGGACTATATAATGCTTCATTTGTGAGAATAATATTTTTGCCAGTTAATTTTCCTAACGCTTCTACAATAAATTTGGGCTCTTTAGTCGAATAAAACTGAAATCGTAATCCTACATCTGTAAAGTTTAAAACCTCAAGTACTGAATATGATTTTGGCTTTCGCATGTGTATATCTTATGTATAAAGATTTATTTTATATATTCAAATAAAAAGGAGCTCATAGGCTCCTTCATTTTTATTTTTTCTCTGGTAATTTAAACACCAATTTATCATTTTCGTAAGCATCAAACATTACATTAATAACATCATTAATCATGTAATTATTTGCCATTATCTTATTCTTTTTAAATTCTTTAATTGGGACTAAGCCAGTTAAATCTTCGACATTAATAATAACACCAAAGTTCATTACGGCTGCTACGGTAGCTTCTAATACTTTATCCTTCGATTCAATTATAAAAGTTTGGATTTTTTTAAGTTTATCTTCAGGATTTTCTTTAGTAAGAATTATACGATTATCCTTTGTTATTTCTGATATATAAAACTCTATAGGATCTCCAGGCTTAAATGCTCGCTTATTAAATAGCGATTTTGTTTCATCATCCATTTTAGATGTATGTAATAATCCCGTAAATAATTCATCAAATTCAATAAATATTCCGTATTTAGATGTTCCAGTAACAACCCCTTCATATTTTTCTGTTAAATCTAATTCTTGTGTCTTTGTGGGTAATACATGTGCAAGATATTTTTTATGAGAAACAATAAACGAATTAAGCTCTTTAAGATAATCTTCTATCATTACATAAATCTCCTTCCCAACATAAGACTGAAAATCTATAATTTTATTAGGAGCTGCAAGAGATCCTGGCATAAATGCTTCAATTCCTTGAACTTCAACAAAAAACCCGCCTTTATTAGCTTCATTAATTTTTGCTATATAGGCTTTCGTCGGATTAGTTATTTGTTCCATAAATTCTTCTCTAACAGAATTCAAGTGTCCTTGCCATAATGAAATTTTAACTGATGGGGTTGATTCAAGTATGTATGCTGTTATGTTTCTAGATAAAAATTGTCTTTTAAAATCAGGGTCTTTTAAATCATCAGTTAATTGCTTAGGATTACTATATCCGTATGCCTGAATAAATTTCTTTTCTCTGGATAAGTCTACTGTAGAAACTAAACCTCCTGATAATTCAACATCTATGAATTGATTATCGGGATTAAAAATATCAGTGATTGGAACAAATTCACCTTTTTTAAGGTCTTTTTTAAGTAATTCAGAATCTTGATTTGTAAAAATATCGAAAAGTCTTTGTGCATAAGGTTCTCTAGAAAAACATTTTTCAGTTTTAGAGTTGCCATTTATTGCACGGTTGGGGAATAATCTGGTACTTCCATTATATCCATCTTCGTAAATTTCCCAATTAAAATTATCGGGTGAGTTCTGATTCATATTTATTTTAGTTTAAAGGGTTAAATAAAAAAATTATTTATAATCTATATATTTTAAGAAAAAAGCTTACTTTGCATACTAATGTCTGAACAGTATGAATTATAAAAAGAATATATAAAATAAATATCATTTTATGGATCTAAAAAACGTATATTTAACAACGCTAATAGCTGAATGGCCAAGAATTTATAACTATAATAATCAAGTTATAAAGAACTATTTAGATGTTATTTATGATGAATCTCAAGGTTTAGTAATAGTGCCTGTAAATACAACCGGGAAAGTTAAAGGCGCAACAGGTGAATTTGTTAACCTCATCGCTGATGATATTGTTGTACGAAAAAATATCGTACGATTGCATGAAGATACGTCAACTTACACGGGAACATTTTTAACACAAGATGGTTCAACTGTAACTGTTGAAAACGGTATAATTATTTCTGTAGGCTAAATATTGGCATAATAATGAACTGCGCAATTCACATAAATACTGATGTAGTGAACAAATATAGTGTGATTATGAATGCACAAATTTTTACATAACATAAGAATTTTACTATTACTGATTATGGCAAGTACAAACATTATAGCAAATCATACAATAGTAGCAGACTATGATAAAATTCCTGCTTATTATATGTCTGAAGTTAAGAAAATGTGGTTTAATCTTCCCGGGGAATCACATTCTGTAGCTTATATGACAGGCTTAACAAATTTGGAGGGAATTGATGCCAATTATGCTGTTAATGTTACTTCATCCGGAACTCCCGAAGCTTATACGTCTTCTCATTTAAGAGCTAGTCGTGCTACATGGGGAGATCTTAATAACGCCACAGGTTGGTATTATTCATATGGAGAAGAAGACTGGTTTACATCTGCCGCTGCAATTAATCGAACAAAGGCTGGAATTACATATTGTATTCAAAACGATTTAAGTATTTCAGCAATGGGATTAGGTTGGTGCTGGGATACTAACATAACTGCAACTGAGATAAATGCAAGCTATTTGCCAGCAATGGAAGAATATATTGCGTACTGTACCTCAATGGGCTATAATACAAAAATGTTATTTACTACTGGTCCTGTCGATGAATATACGGGTGCTATTGGTTATAGGCAACACATGAAGTATGAAGCCATAAGAAATTACGTTAATAATCACCCTAATCAAGGTTTAGCATTATTTGATTATGCTGATATTTTATGTTACGACGATAATGGGGATGTCTCTACGGCAACTTATGACAGCAGCGTATATCCAATAATTGCCACAAATAATATGGGAGGTGGGGATGTTGCACATATTGGTAATAATGGCGCAACTAGATTAGGAAAGGCAGTGTGGTGGATGATGGCTAGAATTGCAGGATGGAACGGAAGCCCACAAGATAACTCAACATATTACGTATCTAATGCGGGTAATGATGCATCTGATGGCCGAACACCTCAAACAGCATGGAGAACTATTGATAAGGTTAATGCATCTATGGGTTCCATACAACCTGGTGAATCAGTATTATTCCGAAGAGGTGATACGTTTTATGGAACAATAAATGTTACTAAATCAGGAACAGCTGAAAACCCCATAACGTTTGGTGCTTATGGAACAGGCGATAAGCCTACAATTACAGGATTTACAGATATAATGTCGGGTTGGGCAAGTGTAGGAAATGGGATATACTCAAGAGATATAATTGCTGATCAACAAACAAATATGCTTCTTATCGATGGGTCTCAATATGCCATGGGAAGATGGCCTAAGGGCACGACGTATAATACATTTGAATCTCATGACGGTTCTTTATCAATAACAGATAATACATTACCGTCTGCGCCGGATTGGACAGGCGCAGATGTAGTTATTCGACAAAACTGGTGGACACAAACAAGATTTAAAATATTAGATCATAATGGCACAACTATAATATACAACGACGGCTCAGTACCTAATGCAACAACTGAAGTATATAATAATTTTGGATATTTTATACAAAATGATTTAAGCACGTTATATATTGATCCAACGTATGGTGAGTGGTATCATGATTTTGCAGCTCAAAAGCTTTACGTGTATTTTGGTGCAGAAGATCCAAGTACAAAAATTGTTAAAGTAGCAACTAAAGGAAACTTGGTTAATAACAGCACAGCGGATTATGTGACTATTAGCAATTTAAATTTTATAGGATGCACTTCAACTGCTCTTTCATTTACGCAATACATGTGTACAAACATTACAATAAATGATTGTAGCATTCAATACGCGGGATTAGATGGAATATCGGATTTAGGAGAAGACACATCCATCTATCGAAATACTATAGAATACTGCAATCAGGGTGGAATCGTTTTTACAGGAGATAACGGCAGAGTTCAATTTAATACAATAAAAAACATTGGTCTTCTTTCTGGACAAGCATATATGAATGGACGTTCAACCGCAATACGTATAGGTTCAACAAATGCGATTGTTCATAGTAACTACATACAAAATATAGGTTATAATGGAATTTCTGGGGGTACAGGAACCAGCGCATCTGTTAAATATAATTACATAGATAATGTTTGTCGAACAATTAATGATGGTGGTGGAATTTATCATGGACAAAGTAATAGCGTTACGCCTCCGGGACAATGGATTATTGAATACAATATTATTTTAAATGGCTATGGAAATACGTTAGGAACAAGCACACCTACAACTTATCTTGCGGAAGGAATTTATTTAGATAGTTATTGTCGAGATGCCAGTGTACGTTATAATATTTGCGCAAACAACAGAGGAACAGGTATTAAAATTGGCTCAGGACGTTATAATATAATAGAAGATAATTTGTGTTTTAATAACTATGAAGCGCAACTATACGTATTAGGCTCGTGGTCGTATCCTACAATTATCGATAATACTATATTACGAAATCAGTTTATTGCTAAAGAAGCGACACAACTTACATTAAAAGTAGGATTATCTGCGTCAGATAATATTTCAAATTATGGAACATCTAATTATAATATATACGCTCGGCCAATCGACGATGTAAGTAACTCAATTTATACAACTCAAACTGGAGGCGCAACAAATTATCGAAATATTTCTAGTTGGCAAACATTTTCCGGCGAAGATGCAAACTCACGAACATCGTTTACAAACGTTTCAAGTACTAATGAAATATTATTTTATTATAATGAAACGAATGCAAATAAAGTTGTAGCTTCCTTAACTTCACCAATGGTTGATGTATCAGGAAATACATATCCTGTTGGAAATTTAACGCTAGCGCCGTGGACAGGAGTGGTATTAATGCCAAATAACGATGTATCAGTTTATTATCTTGCAGCAGATGGAAGTGATAATAGCGGTGATGGCACCATAGAAAATCCGTGGTTTAGTTTAAATAAAGTATGGCCGTTACTTGAGCCAGGCGATACAGTTTATATGAGAGATGGTTCGTATGGATATACATATCGTCAATACCTTACTGGAAAAAATGGAACTGCTAATGCAAGAATTAATATTTGGGCGTATCCCGGAGAAAATCCCCATATTGTTGAACCAGATGATGCATCTTTTGCACGAAATACCGGGTATGTTATCTATTTTAAAGGAGATTATTTTCACTGGAAAGGAATAGAAATTTCAAATTATAAGCAATTAAATTATGATGAAATGACATTTCCATTCAGATCAGAAGATTCGGATCATAATATATTTGAATTATTAACTGTGCATGATTGTGGATTTGGAATTCATATAGGCGGAAGTTCAGATGATAATCTATTTTTAAATTGTGATGTATATAATATCTACGATCCTTTATCTACATCAATGATTGATGGCTCATTAGTAGCTGATCCATATGAAGACGGAGATGGGTTTTCTATAGGATATGGGGGTCTTGGGACAACAAACACATATCGTGGTTGTAGAGCCTGGAACATTGCAGACGATGGGTGGGATTTATGGAGATCAGATAGCCATGTTATAATAGATCGCTGTTGGGCTTGGAATTGTGGATATGCGCCAGATGGGTCTATAGGTGGTAACGGAAATGGATTCAAATTAGGAATAACAGAAACATCTACAGCATGGGCATCAAACCCCCCTATATTGAGAACTATTACAAATAGTATTGCGTATGGAAATAGAACCTGCGGTGTACATCAAAACGGGGCATATTGTGCAGCAGAATTTTACAATAACATAGCATACAAAAACGGAGAGTTTGGGTTTTGGATGTATAGTTACAATAAACCTCATATATTTAAAAATAATATTTCTTTTGATAATAAATATACTGCTGCAATTACAGCAGAATCAACTGTAGAATACAATACTTTTTTAATTGGTGTAAATCAGTCTAATTCATCTTATAATGTATCAAATAGCGATTTTTTATCTATAGATGCATCTTTATTATCTTCGCCGAGACAGGCTAATGGAGATTTGCCTAAAATACAATTTTTACATTTAACAACAGGTTCAGACTTAATTCATAGCGGAACAGATATAAGTAGTTTAACATATGATGGGGATGGAAATTTATGGCATAGCCCGCCTTCTTTAGGCGCATTTGAATTTACTGAAGATTACCCCACAGTTTTGCCTTATGTTGCAACAACAAATATTACAAACATAACAACCAATTCAGCAACTGGAGGGGGTAATGTTACTGATGAAGGAAGTAGTAGTGTTTTTGCTAAAGGGCTTTGTTGGAATACTAGTATTAATCCTACAATTTTAAACTCGTCAACTAATGATGGAACAGGGGAGGGATCTTATGTTAGTTATATTACCGGTCTTAATCCATCAACTCATTATTTTGCTAGAGCTTATGCAATAAGTGATGTTGGCATTGCGTATGGCGATAATGTTGAATTTGATACATTGCAATTAACACCGGAATCATCTGTTTATTATATAGACCCAAACGGTATTGATGATTCGGGACGTAATGGACACGTAGGGCAAGAATGGGCAACTCTTAGTTATGCATGTAGTAGAGTATCTACACCGGGAAGCACCATTTATGTTAATGTAGGAACTTATAATGAAACATCACAAAGTAATTTATCTGCGGGAGTATCTATAGATGGCGCAGGTAGAACATTGTGTAAATTAATTGCATCATCATCTCTTACTAATTTTATATACGCATCAAGCCCTGCGGGAACAAATGGAAATCAATCTATTTCGAATATAACACTTGATTGTAGCCTATTAACTACTTATGGCTTAATAATTATTGGTAGAAGCAATGTAAATATTCATGATTGTGGCTTTGAAAATGCTATTAATTATGGATTAGTTCTTGCAGATGAAGCAGGTAGAAGTGTTCATACAGAACCTACACATTGGGCAACAGGTAATATTATTCGTGATAATTATTTTGTTAATTGCGGAGGTGATAGTTGGAATAGTGGTAGTTCATCATGGGTAGCACGTGCTGCAATAGATATATCAGGCCAAGATGGAATATTAGTTCAGGGTAACGATATTAATAACAAAACCGGTAATAGATATGGTTATGGAATTAAAGGCTTAAGCTTTGGCGGTTATCATAAAGGAATAAAGATTCTTTATAATAAAATACGTACAAACATTAGGGATAATGTCGGAGAACGATCGTTTGGCTTTAATATTGAATTATGGACAGGAGTTGGAGGTATTGAAATTATTGGCAATGATTTGAATGGCGCCATTGATATGGGTGGTTATGGATATTGGGATGATTATTCATACGGATTTGCTATGAGTGTTTGTGATAATATTCTTATTCAAGATACTCATCCAACAAATCACTCAAAAACTGGATTAATTTTAGAAAGTGGCAGTAGAGACGGGTGTTATTTTTGTAATAATTGGGTTGAAAATTTCAGCATAGGATTTAGTTTAGGCACTACTGCAAATTCGTTAGTTCTTGGACATGACGGTGTGTGGGTTACCTATAACATATTTTGTAATCTTGGTTACACTAGTGGCGGCGGTGGTGCTGGAATAGTCGGATACAATCTTTCAAGCGGTGTCACAATAAAAAATTATCATGTTCTTAATAACGTAATTCATAAAATAAATAATGCTGGTGGTTGGGGTATAAGTTATGAATATAACACCGCAAATAACTGGGAAAATACTAATATTAAAAATAATATTGTATTCAATGCATACACCCCTGTTCAGTTTAGAAACCAAACTGTAACAAGTATGTATATACATAATAATCTTACGTTTGGAGCTACAAGATCTATAGATAATGCTACCTCATGGGAAAATAGTACCATAATATTAAGAGATATATCAAATAACTTAGAAGGTGTTGATCCTTTATTTGTATCAATACCCTCTTCTGATTATCATTTGCAAAGTGGATCACCTTGTATTAATGCAGGAACAAATGTAGGGTTAACATTAGATTTTGATAAATTACCCGTAGGCACTCCTCCAGAAATTGGTGCATTTGAATATTTTGGACAAGATACAAGTATTAATGGGACTGCATATTATGTATCTGTAGATGGTAGTGACAATAATGATGGATTAACTGCTGCCACTCCATGGCAAACCATTGATAAGGTAAATGCTTCTTTAGGTTCTTTATCTTCTGGCGATGGAGTTTTATTTAGAAGAGGAGATACTTTTTACGGAACAGTAAACGTTGCAAAATCAGGTTCTGCTGGAAATCCTATTACATTTGGAGCGTATGGCGTGGGAGATAAGCCTATAATATCAGGCTTTACGGAAATAACATCTTGGACTAGTATAGGAGGAGGAATTTATACTGCTGATGTAGCATGCGAATCTTCATGCAACATGGTCATTGTAGATGGTTCTCAATACGCATTGGGAAAATGGCCAAATGATGGCTGGCACTATATAGATAATACTGACGGAAATACGTATATTTCTGATGCATCTATAACAAACGATTATAATTGGACAGGCGCAGAAATAGTAATACGAAAAAATAGATGGGTAATTGATAGATGTCAAATAACAAATCATGATGGAAGCACTCTGTCATTTTCAAATACTTCTTCATATCCTGCACAAGTAAGTTGGGGTTATTTTATACAAAGAAGTGCTTCCACCTTAGATGATTTTGGTGATTGGCATCACGACAATTCTAACGGAAAATTGTACATGTATTTTGGAGCCGAAAATCCAAATAATCACATTGTTAAAATAAGTACGTTAGACAGAGGCATTTATAACTGGGCATATGATTACATTAGCGTAGATAATATTAGATTTGAAGGAGCTAACGCAGAAGCCTTTTATGGTTATAATTCTCCTTCTCATCAAACAATTCAAAACTGTGAAATTTATTTTTCCGGAAAAGATGCTATTTATATTCACTATCCTTTTTATTGTTTAATAGACAATAACGTAATCGATTTTACAAACAGTACAGCTATTAACGCTACTTCATATCATAGTGATGGATCTACAAGAATAAGTAATAACACCATTACAAATACATTTACATTTCCTGGAATGGGACATCCAGGCGATGGCACAACTGTCGCAATTGCGGCAAATGGACATAATGGAATTATTGAAAATAATACAATCATCAATACTGGATATCTTCCTATTAATTATGGAGGAAGAAATACTATAGTTCGAAACAATTATATTAATACTTATTGTTATATAAAAGATGACGGAGGTGGAATTTACACATATGCAGATAATTTTACAGGTAAACAAGTTCTTAATAATATAATACTTAATGCAATAGGCGCGCCAAATGGATCAAGAATTAATTATTATTATCCTTATTCTTCTGCTAACGGACTATATGCAGATGGTTATTCAAGTCATATATTATATGAAGGAAACCTTGTAAGTAATATTTCAAAATATGGCTTTCATACAAATGCAAGTAGCAACGCAAATTTCATAATAAGAAGTAATACATTTTTCCAATGTAAAGGTTTTCTTTCAATGGTTAGGAATAACTCGCCTATTACGGATGTTAGTATTTATGATAATGTGTTTATTTCTACGATAATAGATGAAAGATACCCTCAAGCTATAGAGATTGATCATTCTATACCAGCACATGCAGATACAATAGTAAGCGAAATTTCCAATTGGGGTTATATTGATAATAACTATTATTATATGAATACTGAGGGGGCTGTTACAATAGCAGGTATAGATGCATCTGAAAGTGCTCCAAGAAGTATTCGAAATTGGGCAAACGCCTTTGGACATGATATAAGCTCTTCTGTTATAACGCCAATACAAAATTACACTATAGAATCTTTGGGAGATAATTTACTCGCAAATTCTACATTTGATACAGATATTGCAGGTTGGACAGGAGTATCTTACCCAATTTCATGGGTTGAAAATGCAAGTTTAGACGGTGGATCACTAAAATTGCAAAATCCTGTTAAAGATTTTGGATATCACTATTGGACATCTTCGTATTATTTTTATGCTACACCTAGTGTTACAATAGATACTTCAAAGAACTATATATTAAGAGTATTAGCGAGAAGTGATACTGATGAAAAAACTATATCGGTAAGAATGCGTACCTCAAGTTCTTTAGGAGCTCTTTATAGTTATATGTTTGGAGATCAAAGATATTTTGTCATAAATGATATTAGTACGCAAAAGGAAATATTGTATGCAAATCCTTTAATTGATGCAAATAATAGATTGTGTTTTACAGGAACAGATGGTGATGTATCAATTTATTTTGATAACATTGAATTTTATGAAGCATCAGTAAATATCATAGATACTAGTCAATATTTTCATCTAGTTTATAATATTTCCGATGGTATAAATAAACAATATCTATTAGATGCGTCGATGGAAGACGCCGCAGGAACGGTATATGACGCAGGAATTATAGATGTATCGACATGGCAATCAATCGTTTTAATAGGAGAAGGAACTGTAACTGAATATAATGGTGAAGAACCATCAACATCTATTCCAACTGTAACTACAAATTCAATAACTGATATTTCATTATATTCAGCTACAGGTGGGGGAAATGTTATTCACGATGGAAGCACATCTGTTTTTGCAAAAGGAATATGCTGGAATACAAGTTTAAATCCAACAGTATCAAACGCATCAACGAATAATGGAACAGGCGAAGGATCTTACATTAGTTATCTTACTGGCCTTAATCCTTCTACACACTATTTTGTTAGAGCATATGCAATAAATGATGTTGGAACAGCATACGGGAATAACGTTGAATTCGATACGTTAGAAGTCTCTCAGGAACAACCTTCAGATTTATCAGTAGGCCTAAAAACTTTCTTAGTTAATCCTTATGTACAAAGTAGATATTACGTTTCGTATGCCGGAAAATTTTATGTTTTGCCTTATACGACGGATTCTTCAGTAACTCCAGAACCAGAGCCTTCTACTTATTTATATAAAAGAATCGGAGATGGCTGGGATGAATCAGGCGTATGGGCTTATGATGAATATTGCGCGACATTTGATACTGGGTGCGTATATGATGTAAGCTTTGGCATAGTTACGGACAATCCAATTGGGCATTTTACAATTCTTTCTGAAATACCCAATTGGCTTCGTTTGTATGATACATTTACCGAAGAAGATTTGAGTGTTGGAAGTCATATTTCAGATGTATCAGGAAGAGTATTTAAGGCTCATCCGATGACAGAAAATAATACAGGCGCCGACCGAGATGGAAGTGTATATATAACAAATGATTTTGGGCAAAGTGTTGCATTTTATGTAATGCAATACAAACAACCTGTTGCGCCTACATTAACATTAGCTATAGATCCATGTGATTATAGTAACCTGGATCTTTCAACGTATGTTTCTGCCACAGTAAGTGCAGGATCAGCAAATGCTGTGGTTTCAGGATTATATCTTGTTCCATGGCCTTATAACCATATTGGAGATATGGATGTAAGTTGGAGAGCAGTACGTACTGATATTGAGCCAAACGAAGATTATGGTTCAGGTTCATTACCTACATACAATATCGATGACAGTATTAATGAAACACTTGTAATGTCTCAAAGTGCCAATAGCAATCAAGAATTTTATGTATATTTTAAACAAACGCCGAAATTATCGCGTTCGCCTATTACTAAAAACTTTACAAAATTTGGCGGAGATGTATCAATAAATATTACGACAAACCCATCTAACCCATGGGTAGCATCTGATGCATGTACATGGATTACACTGATAAACGAATCCAGCATTGGAAACGGACAATTTATCGTTTCAGTTGATCAACAACTAAATGAAAGTCCTGAGAGATCTGGAAGAATTTACATTGATTCAATGGCATTGCAATCATATGTTGATATTACTCAAGATGCGAGTGTTACAATACCAATATACAAAGAAGCTGGAGGGACATATAGCGATAGTGGCTCATGGAGTTACAATGAATATTGTACTTCTTATCCATGTGCATATGATATTAGCATCGGAATTAGTTCAGATATTCCTACAGGTGAATTTAATTACTTAGTTTCTTTACCTAATTGGATAACTATATGGGATACAGTAACAGAACAGGATATAAGCACTGGCGATGGAGCTAATCATGTATCAGGAGACAATCCTTTAAAAATACATCCTACATCAGAAAATACTTCATATTCTCCTAGAGATGGCAGCATTTATATCA